CCAGTCGTGCTCTATGCCCTCGATGATCCAGTCGGAGATCCACGCCGCACCACCGCCGGCCGGGGTGCGCTTGACGGTGATGCGGTCCCACTGGCGCAGGTCGAGGGCGGCGGGCCACCCGAGGGTCGGGGACTTCTGCGGCATGAAGGCCAGGGTGCGAACCCGAACCCTCGACGTGCGGTAGAGGTTGGCGAGGTACTGCGCCATGTGCCGGGCGTCCCGGTCCTCAGCGAAAAGCAGCCCCGTCTTCGTCAGTGTGCGGGTGGCGTTGCTGCCGGGGGTGGCGTCGTAGACCTGCGGGGGCCCGTTGATGCGGGCCACGCTCGCCCGGGTCCAGGTGTCGAGGTCGTCGAGGTGGGGGTCGAAGGGCGGGACGTAGGGGATGGTGTCGGGCGTGCCGTCGTCGGTGAAGGTGGCCCGAGACACCGTGGCCCGGACGTTAAGGATGGGGTAGGTGCGGGAGCGAAAGGTTGCCAACCCGCCGGGTGATATGTAGAACCGGCCGCCCTCGGTCTCGGTGACGATGTCGACGTGCGCCAGCCCCGTTCCGCCGGGGACTCCGGCGACGACGTCGACGTTGCCGACGTTGAGGTCCCGGTCGGCTGGCGCCCAGCCGATGGCGTCGAGGATGCGACCGATGCGGGCCTCGGTGGACTCCGCCCCCCAGCCGGTGCGAGCGGCGAGGGAGTGGGCGGCGATGCGGGTGGAGGACAGGGCGAGGCCGTCGTAGAAGACCGCCGACTGGATGCCGCCAAGGACGAGGTTCCCCTCGTCGTCCTCTTGGGCTCCGGCGTCGAAGCCGTAGTCGCCGAAGTTGACGGCCGGAGAGTTGCCGATGGCATAGCCGCTGACCAGGTCGTTGGGAAAGGCGAAGGAGCCGGTATGCGTCTGGAGCGTGACGTCGACACCGTCGACCCAGATGCGCAGGCTGTTGCTCGCAGACATGACGATGGCGAGGTGGTGGACCTCCCCGTCGTCGACGGTGATGGTTGACTCACTCTGGGTGCCGGTGGGGTACGGGCTCGCCACCAACGCGATGATCTTGCCCACGTCGGAGGGGCTGCCGTGGACCGACTGGATGAACACCTCGAACATCTGGCGGAAGACCACCGGCCCGTCGAAGGCTGCCACGATCATCCGTGTGTACTCGCGGTTGGCGAAGGCTCGGAACACGCACTCGAAGGTGAAGGGAAACCCGGTGATGAGGTGCTTGTACGGAAGGCTGGCCCGACTGTCGGCTTCGGCGGCCACGTCCATCGACGTGTCGGTGTCGCCGGCGATGATGGGCGGCTGGCCGAGGAAGGGGCCCTGCTGGTAGGTGCCGTCGAAGCCCATGCCGCTGTAATCGGTGGCAACCTCGGCGCTCTGTGACTCGTTGAGCCGAAGCCATGCGGTGTTGCGGCCGGCGGCCACATTGGCGCTGACGTCCTTGCGGACCTCGATGCGCCAGGCGCTCTCGTCCAGCTTGTCGAGGTTCAGCCATTTGAAGGCGTCGACGCAGTTGATGGCGACCTGCGACAGCCCCTCGTTGTCCCACTGCAGGGCGTAGTCCTCGATGAACCCGGTGAAGACGTTGCGGATGATGCCGCCCCACGTCTGGCGCTCCTGGAAGATGACGCCGGTCTTGACGTTGGGGTAGTAGGGGCTGGCGGTGTTCATGGGGTTGAACGCCCCGTCGCGGTTGTCGAGCACGTAGCGCCCCACGCTGGCCTCGACCTTGCTGAGCTCGTGCTGGGTGCCGGCGGTGGAGTTGCGGGAGAGCACCCGGAGGCGGTCGAGGCCGTCGCTGTGGGTGAACGTGGTGATGTCGGTCCACACGATGCCGAACAGCGGGTCGAGGGGCTGGGCGGCGAAGCCGATGCGGTAGGTGGGAACCGGCACGTTGGCCTGGTAGGTGACCGTCATGCTGAGACCAGGAACTCCACCAAGTCGGGGTTCCTCCGGAGCACTTCCAGCAGGAGCGGAGCGAGCCCTGTCACGATTGCCTCTTCGTGCTCTTCTGCGGCATGGCCCCGGAGCGCTGTCGCGGACCAGATGCAGTGCATCGTCTCGTGTAGCAGCGTTTCAGCGACCGCAGTCTTCGGCCTGTCCGGATTGATGCGCACCAGCAGGTCGTCAGCGCGGGAGTCGCCACGGCTGCCCTCGTCGTGCAGCAGCTTCCCTGTCGCCTTGGAACTGTCGCTGACAAACCGATGAGCGGCAAGGTCGAAACCCTCGGGAATCTTCACGCCGGCAGCACTGCGTTCTGCGTCGGCGCCACCCTCGGGGCGAAGAGCACCCGGTACACGGCGACGCCGTTCTCCCAGGTGTCGGAGACGGCGGCGATGGTGACCGGCCAGACCTCGCAGCGCAGGGTGAAGAGGTCGCCGTAGGGGACGAGGATGATGTAGCGGGACAGCCCCACGGCCACCGACGCCCGGATGGTCGGGTTGGTGCGGTGGTCGTAGAGGCTGAGGGTGCAGGGTCCGGTCGTCTTGTTGATGCCGGGGGTCTGCTCAGCGAAGGCGGCGCCGACCGGGGCCACCTCGACCAGCGTGTTGTCGATGGCGAATCCACCCACGGACTGCAGCGAGCCGGTGAGGTTGACCCCGGCGTTGATCTCGGCCCGGGTGGGGGTGGTGAGGACGGCCACAGCGGGCAGCAGGTAGACCCGAGAGACTCCCTGATGTATGAACGCGGTCGACGGCATCAGCTCCGCCCGAGGTAGTCGCCGGCGTTGTTGCGGCCCCGGCGGGCGTAGATGGCACGGAGGGGTTCGGCGATGGTGGCGGCGATCTGCTCGCCGGTGGTGCCCAGCGCCGGGCCGTTGACCGTGACGTTGACCACGATGTCGCCGCCACCGTGTCGGGCGCCCAGCGCCATGGCGGTGACGCCTACCGGCTCGGGGACGCCTAGACCGTTCCATGCCAGGTTCATCCCGGGCTGCAGGAAGCCGCCGCGGTCGAAGGTAGCGGCGTGGACGTGGTCCTCGTGGCCGCCCACGATGAACTCTGCTCGCTGGCCGTTCTTGATGGAGTAGCCCGCCGGGTCGTAGAACAGCTCGGACAGGCTGCCGGCGATGTTGAGCAGGGTGTTGAAGATGGCTGGCATGTCGCCGTCCATGTCGACGGCCTTGCCGACCGCGTGGTTGGACAGGTTGCCCGAGGACGTGATGGCGCCGGGACGAACGGTCGAGGTGACGATGTAGTCCTGGCCCACGCTGTCGAGGTAGTCGGTGATGGCCCGCCAGCCCGTGCCAATCTCGCCGTCGCCGATGTCGCCCTCACCGGCACGGGTGCCAGGATCGGCGGGCTTCGGCCGGCCGTTGAGGTAGGCGACGACGGCGTTGTAGCCGTGCTCGCTGGTCTTGGATCCGGCGTAGCCAGCCTTGTCGCCGTAGGCGCTGTAGTCGGGCGGGAGGGGAACATCGTCGGCGGTAACGAAGCCGCCGGCGGCAAAGCCCCGTCGCGCCCCTTGGTGCATGGAGTCGACGAAGTCGACCCCGAGGCGCTGGACAGCGGGCTTCGATAGGACGTACTCACCAGGGGTGAGCATGGCGGCGACGGTGTCGCCGTCACCCGTGCCTGGCACATGGCCGCCGCCGGCGAACTGCTGGATGCCGGAGTAGGTGCGGTCGGCCTGCTGGTCCATGGTGACCGGCACGGCGCCGATGCCGGTCAGCACGGGGTTGATGCCGTCAGCGAGCTTGATGCCGAAGTTGCGGGCGATGCGCTCCACCTCGCCGACGCCGATCTCAAGCTCGGCGGCAATGGCTTGCGCTGTGCGCCGGCCACCGTCGCGGCTGTTCTGCTCGAGGATGCCCATGGCAGCGGAGAAGTCCCGGTTCATCTCATCCGTACCCGACGTCGTCGCCAGGAAGGTCAGGCGGGCGACCTCGCGGATGTGGGTGTTCATCTCGTCGATGGCCTTCTCGCTGGCGTTGACGAGATCTCGCAGGCTGTTGTCCTGGTCCTGGGCGATGGCTTCGAGGATGGGCGCCGCCTCGCGGGGACCCTCCTGCAGCAGACGGGAGATGAACCCGGGGTCGTAGCCCTTCTTGATGGCGCCCCGGATGCCATCGGCAAACCGCTTGCCCTCGGCCAGCGACGTCTCGTAGAACCGCTTGACCTCTTCGACGGTGACCTTGACCGCTTCGGCCTGCTGCTCGCCGGTGGCTTCGGCGGCCACTCCGAGGGTCTGTTGGGCCTTGGTGACGGCGTCGAGGGCCTTCTCCATCTGGCGCGTCTGGGCGAGGGTCTGGACGCCAATGGATGCCTCTTCGGCGGCCAGCTTGGTCTGCTCGGCCTTGGCCTTGGTGACGTTCTCCTCGGCCTCCCGGATGGACTTGATGCGGTCCTTGCGGGCGTCATCGGCGTCCCGTTCGGCATCGGCGATGGACTTGATCTGGTCCTTGCGCGCCCGGGTCAGGTCGGCCTCGGCCTTGGCGACGCCGGTGAGATGGTCCTCCTCGGCTCGGCGTACCGCCTCCTCGCCCTTCTCCTGGACCTCGAGCGCCCGCTTGCGCGCCTTGGCGAGGTTCTCCTCGGCCTCCTTGAGCTCCCGGGCCTGAGCCAGACGGGCGAGCTGGGCCGGGGACTTGCCCCGCTTGCCGCTCAGCGAGGCGAGGCGCTCCTCTGCGTCGGCGATGCCCTCAGCGCTGGACTCGACATCGCGGGCGAGGTTGTCCTTGGCGTCCTTGACCCGCTGAGCGGAGTCGATGCGCAGGTCGGCGAGTCGGTCCTCGGCCTCGGCCACCCGCTCGCCCTGGGCGATGATCGTCTCGGCGTGGCGCTCCTCGGAGTCCGCCACCCGGCGGTTCGTGTCCTCGACCACCTCGGCGTACCGCTCGTCGGCCTCAATGACCCGCTGGTTGGCAGCGATGACCTTCTCGGCGTAAGCCTCGCGGTCCGCGGCGGCCTTCTCGGCGAACTGCTCCTGCAGGTCGGCAACGTGCTCAATGGCGTCGCCGACCCGGCTCTCGTTGTTGACGAGCGTGTTGGCCGAGCGGGTCGAGGCCGTTTCCCGCTTGACGTTGGCGGCCAGCGACGAGGCCGAGAAGTGGCTCACCGCATCGACGCTCTTGAGGAATGCCGAGCTGGTGGCGTTGACGCCGGCATTGATGGCCTGAACCATGGTCTGCGCTGAGGCGGTGACCTTGTCGAAGGAGTCGGCACCGACCGCACCCGTGTAGCCCAGGGCGGCGGTGAGGGAACCCACCGACAGCCCGGCCTCGGCGGCGAGCTTCTCGATGGACTGGTTGTACTTGTCGGTCGCCGCCGTCGTCTGCAGGAGGGTGGCGGCTTCCTTGGCAAGCTGCTCGTCGGTCTTCTCGATGGCGTCGCCGGTTTTCTTCTGCTTGCCGGGGATCAGGTCGAGGATGGCGCTGAGCGGGCCGGCTGCGCCCCTGACGACTGCACCGATGACGTTGCCGAGGCCGCCGATCTTGTCGGCGATGGCGAGCGTGCTCTCTCCGACGAAGGTGCCGGCGGTGACGAGCTTGTCGTACATTGGCACCAAGCCGCTGCCGATCTCGGTCTTGAGGCTCTCAGCGGTGGCTGCGAGGGTCTTTTCTTTGTTGGCGGTGCCATCGGCGGTGCGGGCGAAGTCACCCTGAGCGATGGTGGTCTGCTGGAGGATGATGTTGTAGCGGGCCTGCACCTTCTGCTGCTCGGTGAGTTCGGCGCCGAGCTTGGCGATTCCGCTGGAATACGCCTCGGACTTCACCGCCGCCTCGCTGAGGAGAACGCCGTGCTTGCGCATCGGCTCCGCTTCGCCGACGAGACCGCTCTTGATGTCCCCGAGGACGTCGGCGGTGTCCAGGTTGCTGAAGCTGGCGAGGTCGGTGGCGAGCTTCACCACGGCCATCGACATCTTGGCCGCTTCCGGCTGGGTCTGGCCGATGCCCCGGAGCAGGGTGCCGAAGGTGGCCGCGGCCTCGATCGTGGCCTGCTTGGACTGGCCAAGCGAGCGGGGTGCCGTCTCGCCGAACCTTTCGATGGCCGCCGCCGACTCGCCGAAGACCTGGACCGACTTGCTCTGCGACTCGTTGAGGTCCGAGGACGCGTCGATGGAGAGCTTTTGTCCCCGGATGAGGGTGTGGACTGCGACGCCGGCGGCCAGGTACGTCGACTTGGCTGTCTGCGCGGCCGCGGCGATCCCCGCCTCCTGGCTCGCCGTGGTCCCTTGGCCTTGGCCGCCGGGCACCGTTGCCATGCCGGAGGCGGCAAGTCGTTTGTTGGAGACCTCGACGAGGCGGGCGGCGGAGACCTGGCGGGCGGAGCCCTTCTCGGCTTCCTCGGCGACCCGGCGGTACTCCATCGCCAGGGCTCGCAGTTCGACGTTGCGCTTCGCCATGGCGGCGATGTTGGTCTCGGCCTTCTTGGTGGCGGAGGCAGTGGAGTTGGCGGCCGAGGTGTAGGAGTTGGCGGCGCCGACAGCGCCCTTGAACGCTCCCTCGGCCTGCTGGCCGGCGTTGGTGGCGGTGGTAGCGAAGGTGCGGGTCTCCTGCGCAGCGGCACGCATCCCGGCCACGTACGGCGCAGTGTTGACACCCATGTCGACCGAGATGTTGCGGAAGGCCACTTACTCACCACCCTTGATGTCTCGGAAGGGGTCGAACGGCAGGACGGTCACGAACATGCCGGCCAGGGACGCCGAGATGCGCTCCTGGATCGACAGCGCCCGCATGGCTTCCGGTGAGGCGTCCTGGCCGCCACACTCGGCCTTGACGTCCCGCTCGAGGTGGTAGCGCCGGGTGGCTCGGATGGCGCAGCCCTCGCAGCGCTTGACCACCGGCTCATACAGCGGCGGGTCGTGGGGATGGCCCTTCTCGTCGTAGAAGTCCTCGGAGCGCATCCCGCAGCTCGGGCACGCTTCCCGCTGGGTGAGCTCAAAGGCCAGCGCCTTGTCCCGGTCCTCCCCGGTCCACAACGGCTCGCCGGGGCCGGGCACCCGCCCGAGAAATTGCGAATGCGGGATACCCCAGCGGTTGCAGAGGCCGAGGCCCGCCCTTAACTCGGGGTCCTGCCAAATCCTTTTCCCAGCTCGGGCACCCGCCTCGTCCGGCTGGCGGAGTAGGCGGCGGAGAAGAGGCCCTGCAGCTCTGCAGCGTTCCAGTCCGGCGACTTCCACATCTGCTCGACCTGCTCGACGGTCATCTCCGGCTCAACGCAGCAGGCGGCGACCAAGGCGCAGGGGAACGTGTCCTCGTTCCATGTGGGGACGCTGGTGGCGTCCCTGCGAGCCTTACGTACCTGGTCGGAGGTAGCGGGGTGCTCGCCCACGAGGGCGTCCCAGTCCTCCTCGCTGAGCCCCTTGAACTTGAAGGTGACCGTGGCCTCAGCTGCTGCCGCCTCGGCCGTCTCGAGCGCGTCCTCGGCGTCGGCGAGAGCCGCCTTGGACGCCGGACCGGGGTGCTCGTCGGCGACGGCCTTGGCCGCGTCGTAGGCGGCCAGGGCGCGGGCGTGGGTGTCGATGACCTCGGAGTCCAGCGCAATCCGACACTCGGCCGTGGCCGGGCGCTTCCTGCGCTGGAGCTCCTCGAAGTCGAAGGCCATCGGCGCCCTACGCCATCACAGCGTCGACGGACGGACGGGCGGTGGGAACCGCGGAGGTGTGCCACTTGGCACCCTCTGCGCCCGAGGAGTAGTCACGGGCGGCACCGGTGAAGGTGGTCGGCCAGACCTCGCACTTGTCGAGAGCCGCAGGCGTGGCCCCGGCGGTGCCGGCGTAGAAGATGACCACGTAGCCTGAGACGCCCTTGCCGAGGGTGGTCCGCAGCGGGTTGGTGAGCGCCCGCTCGTAGAAGGTCAGCGTGCCGTCGCTGGTGGTGTCGACCCCGGGGATCTTGGAGTCGAAGTTGTCTGACCAGTCGGGGACGGCGATGGGCTCGTTGGTGAAGGTGAACCCGGTCAGGTCGGCCAGGTCCGTCGTGAGGTTCTGGCCGGCGGTGACCTCGGCGGCGGTGGGTGCCGCCTGGGCGGCGATGGTGGGCACGAAGTACGCCTTCGAGATGCCACGCCGGAAGTAGCGAATGTTGGATGCGGGGGTGGGCATGGGCTACTTCCCTCCGGTGGAATCGCTGGCAGACTTGGATGCCGCCTTGGGCTTCGGCTTCTCGACGAGCTTCCAGCCCTTGTCGGCCCAGACCTCGTCGTACGCTTGCTGGGTGACGAGTGCGGGACCTCCATCGGGGGAGGTGCTTTCCTCGCCGAGTTCGGGGTGGGTCATCTCCACCCACTCTTCGTTGGGCATGTCTCTCTCCTTGTTGGGTGGGTGGTGCAGGTTGCCCGGCACCCCCAGCACTGCCGAAGCAGAGGCTGAAATGGGGCGCCGGAGGATCAGGCGGAGGTAGCGCGTAGCGAGTAGTCGTCCGCCACGTTCCACCAGACGCCCTCTTGGGTGGCGGGGCCGGCGGTGAGCATCTCCCGGTCGATGACGTGGGCACCCGTCGGGGTGATGGCCTTCGTGTAGCCGTTGGCCCCGACGCCGAGGATGGCGTCACGGATGGCGTCGGCAAGGGCTTCGGCCGAGCGGCGGTTGTCGCCCACGCTGGTCAGGCGGTAGTCGTTGCGGGCGTCGGTGTGGGGGTTGGCCCAAGCGGAGCCGGTCAGTTCCGGCCCCCCGATGGAGCGGAGGACGGCGAAGGGGGTTTCAGGTGTTTCTTCGTCCTCGGCGGGCTCGGGTGCCCGGTGGTCTCCGATACGGAGGGGGCGGGCGTCGGGGGTGGTCGTGGCCCGGAGCATGACGAGCAGAGCGTCGGTGACCGCCCTGCGGTGGGCTACCATCAGTCCTGGAGCGCGAGACGGATCATCGCCTGTTCGAAGTCGCCGGCCACTGCGTCGAAGCCGGTAGAGAAGTGCGCCTGCCCGGACTGGCTGTACGTGCGGCCCCGGCTGTCTCGGCCGTGAAACCCCATCTCTCGGCGGAAACCGTCCCGGCGGTCTGTGCCAACGCCGACGCCCGCGAAGGAGCCACGGGTCACCGGCTCGATGCGGATGGTGCCGGGGTAGCTGGTGCCGGGGGCCCGGGAGACGACGGCGGAATGAAGGCGGGCGCCATAGTGAATCACCGTGGTCTGAGCCTTGACGGGCAGGGCGCCGGCCACGGCTTCGAACTGGGAGGCGAGGGCAAGGGCGGAGGAGGCGTCAATCACCGTGAATCGGCCTCCCGGGGGTGAACGCCCGACACCGGATAGCCCGGGCCAGGTTGAGCGTTGACTGGTCGTCGGAGATCACGGTGAAGACCTGGCCGACGAGGGCGGAATCGTTCTACGACGCGGTCATCGTCACCTTGGCGCCGGGGGTGGGAACGCCGGCGGTTGAGGGCAGGAACAGCCAGCCGTCGCCGAGCTCGACAGGAGCGGCGCCGGGGGACTTCAGGTCTTCGCCGCCGTACAGGGAGGTCCAGAAGCATGGGCCGGAGTAGAAGGTGGTCGGGGTCTCACCGGGGACCGGTACCGGCTTGAGGGTGTCGGGGTCGATGGCGTCGTCGACCGGGGTGGCGGTGGTCGTGGTGATGGTGCAGGCGTCGGTCATCATCGCTTCGATGATCCGGCGGGGGCCGGCGAGGCTAACGACCACCGGCCCACCTCCTGAGCAGCTCGAGCACGACGGCGGTGTAGGAGCCGTCGGAATGAGACTGGGCCTCGAGGGCTGCGGCTTCGAGCTGGGCGACGTCGATGTTGCCGAGCCATTCGGCCGTCGCAGCCGCTGGGTTGGTGGTACTGGTCGAGTCCTGAGCGACGATGCTGCCCCTGCAGGTGAACGCCCCGCTGTCTTCGGGGGTGACGGTCAGGTCGACAGAGAGCTGCACGACACCCGCCGGCGGTAGAGGTTGAGGGTTTCCTTCTCGCCCTCGGTGAGCTTCGTCCGCAGGCGGGGCACCGACTCGGCGAACTGCTGGGTGACGCTGGCCGGGCCCATGCTGACCTGCACCTGCGTCGCCCCGTCTGGGTTCTGCATGGACCGAAGGGCAATGTCGAGGCACACGCCCTGGATGTCGTCGGGGATGACGCCATAGCCGTGGGTGTAGGTGACTTCGACCGGCGATGCTGCGTTGCCCCATCCGCCGACGCCTTCGACGAGGTTGCCGACGTTCAGGGCGCTGGCTCCCCACCACAGTTCGTCCCTGACGAGTTGGTAGGAGGCGGTCGATACGGCCACGGTGCCTATGCGGACCATGGACACGCCGACGACGGGGCGCTCGGGAAGGACGAACGCCCGGGCGCTCGTGCCTCGCAGGACCACCGTGTCGTCTGACACGAGTGAGATGGTCTGGCGGGTGTAGTTGCGGATGGCTGCGGAGGCGAGTCGAAGCTGCATGACGGCCGTCGCTTCCTCCGCAGTGGTGAACGACCGCTCCATGATCGCTTCGAGGTCAGCGACCGAGGCGAGGGGTTCTGAACCGACTGCAAGGACGACGGGCATCTAGCGCACCTCCTGATCTGTCTGCGTCGTCGGCGATAGGCAGAGGATCACGTCAGCCGGTCTTCACGATGATCCAGGGCGCGGTGGTGGTGATGCCCGCCCCGCTCGTGGTCGCCGGCAGGGCGCCCGTGATGCCCGTGCGGCTCACACCCGGCCTCATGCTCCCTCCGGGGTAACCGGCGAGGACGTTCGGCGATCCGACCCCCGTCAGCCCCCGGATGGTCGGGGATGTGGCGGGTGTGCCCTGGAGGACCACGGAGGCGAGCACCTGTCCGGTCTTGGTACCCGTCGGGATTGTGAACGGGCTGGCCAGGGTGAGCATCGCAGCGGCCTCGGTGTCGGCGACGGTCGGGTCGGCCAGAACCCCACAGTCGGTCAGGAGAACGAAGGACGACGGTGAGGCGGCGTCGTAGGTCCACAGCCCGTAGCGCAGCGACGTCGACCCCACCGTGCCCGCAATGGTGAGGGGCGCCCCGATCTTGGACACCACATGCCCGGCGCGCAATCGTGGGTGGGGAACCATGAGCATGCTGCCGTTCGTCAGGGGGACGGTGCCCAGTGTGCCCACTGGCACTAGAAACGACCCCGCAGGAAGCGGATCGCCCAGCGCGGCCTTGGCTGCGTCCAGGTTGACGATCGTGGCCAAGGTGTCGTGATCGACGTCGGGGTGATCGCCGGCGTGAGGCGTGCCCGAGTGAACGGCAATGGCCGCGGCCAGCTCTGCGTCGGTCGCCAGGACGGTGGTGTCGGCGATGCCGTGCACCGACGTGTCGGCCAGGTGAGCGAGGAGGTCAACGATCGTGGCCAGGGTGTCATGGTCGACGTCAGGGTGGTCGCCAGCATGCGGCAGTCCAGCGTGGGCGACGATGGCCGCCACCAACTCGGCTGCGGTCACGTCCCCGAGTTCGCCACCCAGGTCTTCCAATCCAGTCCAGCGAGCAGTCATGCGTTAAGGAACCTCTGTCCACGTCAGGCCGTACTTGGCGGCGAGGTAGGACCCACCGATCTGGTTCAGCTCGGAAGTGGTCAGGACACGGGAGAACACTGCGATCTCAGCGATGTCGCATGCGGCGTTCCCAGCGCTGCCGAGGCCGCCGGAGCCGATGGTGAGCCCGTTCTGCGCTGCCGTACCGGGGTCGAGCAGGGTCCCGGCCCCGCCCTCGGCACGGCCGACGCTTGATGCACTGTCCCAGGTGACCGCCAGCAGCCGCCACGCTGTCGATGCAACCCCGAAGGTGGCAACCGCTCCGGCGTAGAGACGGATGGACGCGCCCTCGAGGTCAACGATTCCAGTGGAGGCTGTGTAGCCGTCGAGGATGGCCTTGTAGTCGGTGGCCGTCGCCCACTTCGCCACCACGAAGGTGGTGATCGGTTGGGGGAGGGGGAAGGTCGCTGTCCGCAGCACATCGTCCACACCGTCGAAGCGGACGATGGGCTTGCCGTTCAGCTCGTTGGTCTGGAAGGTGGGCGGCGCGGGGATGATGTAGGGGACTGCGTGACGGCCTAGGCCGGAGGAGTCGGTCCAGCTCAACACCGGGTCCCCGTCGGTGAGGCCGAGCGTGTCGGCCCGGAGCCAGATCGCCAGTCCGCTGACGTCGGAGGGACGGACGACGGGGATGACAGCGTTGGACGAGGGCGACTGCGCTCCGGTGCCGATCTCGTTGATGGCCGCCACCTTGAAGGTGTACGTCGTGCCATTCACCAGCCCGGTGACGGTGCCGGTCTGCACATTCCCGACCGTGGTCGTCGCTTGGGCCGTCGCACCGATGTAGGGGGTGATGACGTAGCCGGTGATGATGGCGTTGCCGTTGTAGGGCTCGACCCAGGTGAGCACGGCCGAGGTGTTCTGCGGATCAGCAACCGGCGCGGCCGGGGCGCTCGGCTCGATGGCCGGAGCGGAGAGGTAGATCCACTGCCCGGCGTTGCGGATGGCGATGCGGTTCCCGGTCACCTTGAGCGTTCCGTCCGGGGGGGAGGCGTCGAAGTCGGCATCGGTGACGGTGCCCGAGAGCTTGTTGGCTGCGACCACTCCACCGACGGCCCCGGACTGGATGACCACCGGGCAGTCGGCCTCGAGCGAGGAGTAGACGCAGTCGCGCAGGCTCAAGCTGACGGTGTCCGCGTCGGCGGTGATGAGGCTCATGGTCGTCATGCCCCCGCCGAGGCCCGGCTCGGCACCAGCGGCCACGACGCCGACGCACTCGACCACGCCAGCGTCGATGAGCTCCAGCATGGGGACGATGGTCGGGGACTGGTCCACTCCTCGGTAGGCGGCGACGAGTTGGTTGATCCGCACCCGGTCGG